TCGGATCACCGAGATGCGGCGCACGGCGAATTCGACGGATCAATCCCCCGTTGTCCGTAAAATCATCAAGGGACAAATAGTAGATATTACCGGTCTCCCAATCGCCGATGAGATTCTTTCCCGCGAATTTCATGTGGCACTGACCACGGTCCCGGTTGCCGGTGCCGGTGTCTTCATCGTACCATTCGCGATCGCACCAAAGCCCAGTCGATGCATCGTACGCGAAAGTTTTGTTGGCAGCCGGGAAATTCAAGACATAAAAAGTGTGGCCTTCTTGTTGGTATGAATATGCAACGGCATCCGAAACCCCATGTACTTCATTGATTTGGTTGATCTGGTATTCCAGGGCGTGGTCACTGATCCGAAGAGGGGTGTACCCATTCGCCTTGTAAACAACACAATCCCCGCGATCATCTGCACCCAGCCAAACAACCGTATTGTCCATCTTCGCGACCGAATGGGCCGCGCCGATCCCCGTTTCGATGAAAGAACCCTGGATCCGTTGAATCGGGTTATCGACGTCACTGACGGTGTAGAAAACTTCGGTCGTGGTCTCGCCGAACAACCAAAGTTCACGGTGATCGACGATCAGTGAAATGAGGTTATCTGGGAATCCTTCAGCAGTCGCGAAATCAAGAGCGTTGAAATCGGTGCTGTACAAAGGTGTGTATTGGAATTTCCCCGTACCAGAGACATTGAAAACGAACCGGCCATCCAAGAAATCAACTTTATCTGCCCCGAGATAATCGGGATCGGTGATTTCATTGAAAGTCAAAGCAACCGGGTCGATGATGTACCCTTTGCTGCCGGCGCCGCCCATGACCAAAACGACTTTGGAACCATTGGATGCCATCGACACTGGCGTTGAACCGGCGGTACAGGTCCCAAGAGGGACTGAAGCCCCATCGGCCCGGAGAAGGCTCACCGAAGTCCCTGAAACGACGATCGCCTTCGACACATCGAATCGAAACATTCCTCTGATGCCGCCCGTACCGACATTGGTGAAAAGCACCTTCCCAGGAGTCGGCAGAAGAGCAGTCGGGGTCTTCGAAGTTGGGGTTTCCAATTCAGGGTAAAGGTTGACCGTCCGTTCACAATTGATCTTTTTGCTGCGGCTGGAATAACTTCCACCGATGAACGGGAAAACTTTCATGTCAGTAACCACGCTGCCAAGTCGTCACACCGGACCCGGATAAAACGGGGTCGAAAGTCGCCGTCATCGCAGACTTGTTGGACCGCTTCACCGCACCACGACTGGTTCTCGCAATCGAATCGACGTGCGGCAGAGGCTCCAGACCCATTTCAACGCCGATCATGACAGCGAGGTTGTAACGGAGCATCATTTCATAGCCGGGAGGCCAGGAAATGGAATCCGTGATAACGTAAGTGCCGTCGACGATCTTGCTGGTCGACAGAAAAATCGGGTACGAATTCAGCGGCACGGGCCACACAGTGACGGTTCCGAGCACATCGGTGTTGACGTACAACAACTTCTCGACGATGTCCTGGGTCTGTCCCTTCAGGCCGACAAGGTTGTAAGCATTCTGGTCGATGACTTCAACGGGGTAAGACACCCCCGAAATCACGGTGTACGCACCCTTGATCTCAGTCGGGCGGGCTGTGGCCCAATCGCCGGTCGGGCCGATCGTATAGATGCTCTTGTTGCTGACGAGACTGAACTGTTCGTTCGAAGTCCGCCAAAACGTCAGACCGTCAATCGACATGAAGTCAACCATGCCATTGAAGATCTGGAGAATCGAATTGCCGAGAGTGGCATTCATTGCTTGCCCGCGGGCCAACACACCCGACAACCGCGCCGCACCTTCGAACAGGTCAACCAATGGGACAAGCATGGCCACTCCTGGTTACTTCTTGGAGGCCGGAGCCGGCGAAGCGGTCACGGGGGCCGGTGCGGGGGCCGGTGCGGGGGAGGTAGCGACCGGATCCGACGAGACCGACGACGGGGCAGCGGAGACCGACGACGGGGCAGCGGAGACCGACGCGGGCGTGGCGGCGATCTGTGCCTCCAGGGCGGCGATGCGCGCGAGCAGCGCTTCGGTCTTCTCATCCTTGGCCGGGGGCTGGTTCATGGACTTCGACGGCCAGCCCGCGACGACCAGCGCGTCCATTTCGTCCTGGGAATGGACCAGAACTGCACCGACACTCGGGTCGGGCTGATAGAACTTCGGGAACATGACTTCTCCTGTTGCGGTTGAAAAGGGGCCGAAGCCCCTGGGCCGATCAGCTGTTGGTGGTCAGGCCACCTTGCGGACCGAGCAGTGCCCAATCGATCGCGACGGCGGCGGTCGCGGCAGCGTTCAGGGTGAACGTCACCGAGCCGTTGGCCGGCGTGATCCGCGTGATGTACAGCGCGGTCGCGTCGGCGGCAGCGTTGGCCAGCGATGCGGCGAACTTGGATTCGGTGTTGAAGATCGGGTTGGTGACCACGACCGAAGTGCCTGCGGCAGCGACACCGACCCGTCCAGACGTCATCGAAGTCGTCACGGCACCAGGGGTGACCGGACCGGCGCTGTTGGTGGCCATACCTTGGGCGATCAGCGAGGCCTCAATGGAAGTCGGCACCTGCACGATGGTGCCAGCGGCGTGGCCGGCGTAAGGGCGGTTCAGGAGGATCATGATTTTCTCCAAGAAATTGGGTCAGATGAGTGACAGCGACAATGGGGGTGGTTAGCCCCCTTGGTCATCACAATGCGTAGATACAGGCCAGTTCGGGGTAGGGTGCGGCCCAGCCAAACAGGACATCCAGGCGAATGATGTAGTTGTCGTTGATACCGTCGTAGAACTCGGTGACCTTCAGGTTCAGGCCCTTGTAGCTCTCGACGGCCACATCAATGACGCCTTTGCCTCCCGGGGGGGCATACATGGGAACCATGGCCAACGTGAACGCGTCACGGTGGTAGGCGATGTTGGCTGCGTAGGAGCCGCTGACGGTGCCGAAGATCGTGTAGGGCGAGCCGGTGGTTGGCGAAGCCGTCACGTTCTGAAAGGCACCGGAGGTCACGATCGCCGGGCTAATGGGCAGCGAAGTGGCGCCCGCCGCGACATCGGCCGTCACCGTGAATTGCATCAACACACCGGTCGATTGGCGCGATTGCGGATTGACGGCGAAGCAGCCCGGAAGGGTGACCTTGGAACCACGGGTGATCGTGCCGGTCGTGGCCACAATCGTGATGGTCGAACCGGTCTGGTTGGCGCCGTTGACATTGGTGCCGGTCACGGCTTGCGTGCCGTTGGTGTGGACGGCGACGTTCTGGTCCATGGAATAGGCCAGGCCTAGCGAGTCGACCATGACGCCGCGCCGCATCTGCTTGTCCAACACTTGCTGGCTGTTGAACATACCAGCAAAGCCCACGACACCGGCGGCGTTCAACGCCGGGTTCATGACCAGCGAGCGTTCGCCGTCACGCGGCGCGGACATGTCATCGAGGCGACGGTTCAGGTCGGTCACCATGCCCAACGCCAGGGCTTGCGTGTTCGGGGCGGTGCCGGGGGTGCCCAGGCAGTTGAAGGTGGCCACGCGTGCGAGGTCCAGGCCTTGACGGTCGATCTCGTTGGCCACGGTCGCCATCGCGGCCTTGAGCTTCTTCTCCATCTGCGTCACCGACAGGGTCCGCTCGATGCCGTTGAAGTTCAGGTCCGTACCGCCCTGCGACAGAGTCAGCGGGATCGTGGATTCGGTCGTGCCCTGCGGGACGGCGACGCGGCCGGAACGGTAATTGTAACGCGGAGGCTTCTTGATGTTGATCGTCTGGCCAGGGGCATAGCCGCGCGACATGTTGGACGAGAACTCGCTCTCGAAGTCGCGGTTCACACCGCCGGAGAACGACAGCATATTCTCCAGGATCGCCAGGGATTCCTTGGCGATGATGGAGCAGGTGGCAAACGTGTTGGTCATGATTCAAAACTCCGATGATGGGTGGCGAATGATCACCGTGCCCAGGACGCGCCTTGCTTCTTGCGCATCGCCACGTATTCATCCATGCTCATTTTGTCGGGCGTGGGAATCGCGGCAGCGGCACCTCGAACTGGTGCGACCGGAACAGGTGCTTTGCTCACGGGTTTGGGTTCCGAAGCCGTGATGTTCTTCTTCGTGAACAACGCGACTTCGAGTTTTGCGATTTCGCGTACAGCTTCCTTGGGAGAAAGCTTGTTCAGACGCTCAAGAACCTCGGGGTTCTTCGCGAAATGGTAGGCCAAGGCCGGGCCATGTTCGCTGTCGGACAGTTCCTCAGCCACGTGAGGATTGATGGGGACCTCCGAGCCACCGACGACTTCATCGAAGTCCGGGATTTCAACCCGGGTAGCCTTCAGCCGTTCCGTCCAAGTCGTCTGCCGGGTTTCCTCGACAGTGCGCTTGGATCGTTCTTGTTCGTTCTGCGCGATGATCTCGCGAGCACGCCAAGTGGCCAGGGCTTCGACATATTCGTCATATGACTCGAAACTCTCCTTGTTCGGCTTTTCATTCGCGGCAGCCTTCGCCGGTTCTTGAGCAGGAGCTTGGCCTTCCGCCACGCGCTTCCAATATTCGGCTTCGCGTTCGGCGGCACGCCGGGCCTTCGTCAGTTCATCGATCCGGGTTTGCACCCCTTTCGACGGCTGCTTGGGCTGGTCTTGGTCCTGACCTTCGACCTTTTTGGAGGGGTCATCGCCCTCCTGGTTCGGATCCTGAACACCTGGTTTCGGGTCCTCGACAGGAGTTCCGCTCTGGACTTCACCCGTCGGGGTGCCTTCAATTCCTTGTGCGTTGGGGTCCATTTGCACCTCGGCCCGATGTGACCCATCGGTAGGCCGCCCTATTGCGCGTTACCTGAACCGGGCCAGTTCAGCGCGAATCGTATGGATGCGATTCTACCACTGCGGGACAGATCTGACAACCCCCGTAAAACATTTCCAGCGGCAGGGGATGGGAATCAGGCGAGAACATGAATTCCTGGACCGATCTTTTGCTGCTCTAGCATTGATTCGAACGGGCCGGACTTGACCACATTAGGACAGGTCGAGAACTTCGAAAACACCTCAAGGCACCCGGTCGCAAAGAATGTGGATCCTGACTCGTGAAAGTACGCACCACCACCCCAAACGAGATTTTCAAGAAATGCAGAGTTGAACGTTCTGGCGTAGTTTATGGCGGAAGATGGATCCAGAGAATCTATACTGAACGCGTAGATAGTCCACGCACCATTCCAGTTCCTAGACCAATTTGCGTTGTACTGACCTTGAGTCGCTCCTGCTGGCGCCGATGGGTACAGTTTTGCCGCATTTGAGCCATTAGCAAACAACCAAATTGCACCAGCCTGGACAATCTCACCAAGAAACTTCGCGGCTGGATTGTTCATGTCGTTTGAATTCTGGACGTTCGGATATCCGCGCCCATACCCATCATTTCCGACAAGCCATCCAGCAGCGGTCAATTGTTCGCAGTGCCCACGATAAACAGTGTTCGCAGCACCGAACAAATCAAATGCGACGCCATCGGATGTACATTTAGATCCTGCGCCTCCTGTCGTTCCATCGACAAGATCGGATAAGTGGTTCATGACCCTAAACAGTCCACCGGATTGCTCTTTTCGCGCGACCAGCCACGCGGCTTTTGTCGGACTCACAGAACCTAAAGCTCCGCCCCACGTCGCCGCTAGCCATATTTCTTCCAGCCCGTAAGTCTGCGCTGCAGAGTAGATTGTGTCGAAGTTCGCTTGCGTGAAATCATCGTACCCGTCATACCTGAGCAGGAAGTACATGGGCCGAAGTTTTGCAATCTTTGCGCTGTCCAGGTCGCACATCCATTGCGCGGCCAGCCAAGGCTTCCAAAACTTCATGGAACTGGTTGTCGAACCGGGGGCAGTGCCTGTGATGCCACATTGCCACAAAACAGGGTGCCCGCTGACCGTGTTTGACCACAAAAACACGTTCGTGCTGTCGTCCGCATGAATCGTGTAAGTGCCAGTCATCGACGCAAGCGTGGCGGGCTTCGAGTAGAACGATTCGCGCGTAGAGAGCCTGGATGCCCATGCGCCGCCCTTGATACCGGACGATTGGTAGTTCGTGTCGGCTGCAGCGTTCAATGCGCCGACGTTTGTGATTCCAGACGACAGCGATGGATCAGACGCGACGACATAAACCGGGATAGTCGTATCCGAAAAATATCCGAGCATTGTCTGCAATGTCGTGTAGTTTCCGGCAACGTTTTTCACCCATGGAACAACGATGATGTCCCACGATTGTGTAAACACCGAGGACGTGCTAGGTACAGTCGCTTTTATCAACTGGCACACGCCGCCTAGCCTGGTCCAGAACGCATACGTCCATTTTACGCAGCGGTCAGTATCAGCCAGCGCTGAACTGTTAGGGTCAAGGATTAGGACCTTCAGCATGGCATCAGCTCATCGTCACGTTTATTCCAACCGTACCGCCAGTCCCTGTGCCAGATGTGATGAGAACCTTGAACTGCCCTCCTGGCATTGTCGTAGGGGTAATGTTGATTGTCTGTGATCCGTTCGCTGCAATGGTTCCGATCGTCGTTGGCCCACTCGAAATGCTAACCCCGGCGTCGTTGCTGTATTGGATTTGGATATTGGCTGCAGGCGACGTGACGCCGGCAACAGTGACAGTAATCGCAACGTTCGATGAAAACCCGAACCGGCTAACATAGCTGGCCGGAGTGATCGTCGCCGCCCATGCCGTCGTACTTGGAAGGTGCTCCAGGGTGACTGTGGTGTTCAGCGCGACGGACATGTCCCCAGACCCAAGGATCGACGCTCCGTTGATCGTCTTGATGTTGGTGGCCGACACGAGTGTCGCTTGTTTGGCGTTCAGGGCGGTCAACGTAGCAGTTGATACGGGTTTGTCAGCATCACTGGTGTTGTCCACGTTTCCCAGCCCTACATCGGCCTTGACGAGGGAAACGTCCGCAGTGAGTGCCTTACCAGCGACAGCACGGGAACTGGGCACTTTGGCATCGAGCGCTGATTGCAGGTCGGTCTGTGCTGATAACGTGCCGGTGATGCCACCCCACGCGCCACCACCACCACCACCCCCACCTGACACCGGGGATTGAGGAGGAACCTGATCGAACGGACGGTTCCCCGGCTCAGACAACACACCGTCGGTGTCGATTGCCTTGAGGGACCGTACCAGCGAAGCCCCATAGTCATCACCAACAGTGATAGTTGAACCGATCGGGGCCGAGATTCCGAATTCCGTGTAGACATTAGGGGCAACGACAGTGACGCGCATATGTTCCTCACTACTTATTGGATACCAGACGAATTGTCGTCCATCAAATCTTCGCTGACCTCACTGATGACCTGTTCCGGAGGTTCCAGTTTGGCGAGCAACAGGGCCACCATGCCCTTGAGTTCTTCCACATCCTTCTTGGCTTCCGCCGAAATCTCAGCGGCTTGAATCACGGAATCGCGACGAACATTGGCGGCATCAACCAATGCCTTCGACTTGATCATCTCCTTGTCGATGCCAGACTTGAGTTGCTTATTTTCTGCGTCGAGCTTCTCCATCATGGTCATCATCTGCTCCATCTGAGCCTTGATTTCAGGGGGGATAGGTGGTGGGCCAGCTTCAGGATCGTCCGGATCGTAGCGAATTTCAGGCGGGATCGTGCGTTCGATACGCTCTGCGATCTCTTCTGCACCCGGCCAATCCATGGCCTTCACGACCTTGTCGCCAGCAATGTCCATGAGCTTCGGCCACGACTGGCCGAATTGCACCATCGCATCCGCCGCTTCACGACGCATGGTATTGTAGCTCGGGCCGGTGGACACGACCACCGCGAATTGCGTGTTCACAACATCATTCAAGACACGCTTGACCGCATCACGACGCTCGGAATTGGCCGGCAGACGTGCATTCTTCTCTCGCATCAGTTTTTGTTGTTCTTCGGGCGACAGTTGTTTGTTGATAGTCGCAGGCTTGATTTCGCCATCGTCCCGCATGATATTGACAACACGCTCGGTGTCGTAATAATGCGGGATCATGGCCACCAGACAACGGGCATCATGTTGCCGCGTCCGCTTGAGGTTGTCCGAGTAATGGAAGTTGGTGATGTTGCCTTGCTTCTGTTGGGCCAGTTCTTGACGGCCGGAAGTGGCATTCCCAGCGGCACCGAGCGAACTGTCGAACAGGCCGGTCGTTGACTTGATGTTGTCGTTGGCGTGCATGGCCATGGTGAGCATCCCGTTGGGGATGTCGGCCATCGGTTGACGCTGTGGCGGGGGCGCGAGCATGCCTTCCAGGGTCACCGGACGATATTCGAGGGTTGCGAACGACCGGACATTGGCTTGCTGCCATTGTTCTTCGTAACCTTCGAACTGACCTTCAGCGCCGATGTATGGGGTCTTGGGACGCAGCGCGACTTCTTCGGTCGCGGAGGTCATCCAGAAATCGTACATCGTCTGCGGATCGCGCGCATTGCGGATCAGGCCGCTTCGAACGATCTTGCCATCGAGGTTGACTTCCATACCGTAAACCGGGAACACCGGAATCCACGGACACTTGATTTCAGTGCGCTCAAGAATCTCGATGGCGGTCAGCTTATATAGCATGACCTTCTTCTTGAAGCTCGGACGACGAGCGACTTCGTAGATACCGTCTGGGAGGGTTTTGGGAACTTCGTCTTCCCACATGACCCCGCCATCGGACATCCGGACCAATATGGCGGGGGTCCGCTCGATCCGGTAGAATTCACCGACGCGAACGTAATCTGATCCCAGCCAGTTCACATTGCCGGAATTGGTGTTCGTGAGCGCTTCGGTGGTCGCGGTGGCCTTCGGGTATTCCAGCTTGAATCCGGCCGGATCCATCTTGGTATGCAGCAAGCACCGGGTCTGGTCACTTCCGTCCGGTTCAGTGCTGAACGGGTCGAAGGCCACCGAGAATTGGTTCGCGATCCGTTGATAACGGATTTCTTGGTCGAACGACTTCTCGTCACAGTAATCGGTGATCAGTCGATAGTATCCGAAACCCACCGTAGCCGCGCTCGTGACCGCCGTGTCAGTTGCGACTTCGGCGTTCGAAGCATATTCAATGTGCCGGATGATGCCTTGGAACGTTTCGGCATCATCCATGTCGGTGCCGTCGCCGACAGGGCTCACCTTGATGCTGATTCGGTTCTGACGCTGATCGTTCGTGACTTGGTTGACGAACGTCGGAAGCTTGTTGACTGTCAAACAAGGACGACCATCGATCTCACGTGCCCGCCTTTGTGCTTCAGGCCAGTGGTTGCCCACCAACATTTCGAGGTCCTTCCGAGCTTCCTCGAAATTGGTACTGTTGGTCCTCGTTGACGCTTCGAGATACTTCTTCGCGTCCTCGATGATCTCGTCATCGGTCTGGTTGGAGACGACGATATCTTTCTTGTCGACTTCGTGCTCACCGGACATGCTTCGCCACCGTTTCTTTGATAACCGCGTTCACTTCCGTGAGACTGAGGATTCGCGGAGTCGACCCCGGCGCTCTTGCCATCATCACCACAGGGGCTTTCTGGATCACGGCGAACCCGAAATAAGTCGAATACCAATTCACGAGCATTTCGTGCTTCAATTCATGGTATTCGACTTCTCCGGAGGGTTCAAAAGGATTCACGAAAAGCACGAGAGTGATAAAATGACGGTCCGCTTCGCCACAAACCTTCTTCATGAGATCCGAGGCGTGCCCCTCGCCACGCCGGGCGGGAGGCGTGAACACTGAAAGCACTTCCCGGGTTCTCTCACGCATATGTGCCGGTAATGCGGTGCACTGTCGGACCCTGCAAGAGGACGGCCCGGAGGTGTATTGTTTGCTTTCCATCATCCCATCCATGCGCCGGGCAACATCGGCTCGCGTTCGTAGGGTTTCTTTTCGCGCTTTTCGGCTACGAGGCCAGGGAAAAGGTCCGCCAATACCCAAAACCACGCGTCGGCCCGGTTCGGGCTGTTGGGGCCAGTGTACCCGTGGGTCGAAAATGCTGTGATTTCATCTTCAAGCTTTGGGAAGTCACCCACGTGACGAATTTTGCCCTTCTCGTACAGTGCCGAGAATGGTTCCGCGCGCACTGTCTTGCCCCGAGAGGCCACAACTTTTTTGAATGGGGTTCTCGGGCGTGCTGTGATGATCACATGCTTCACCATCGCACCGCCAAAATTGGTCTCGCCGACCACGGCGTTTGCCTCATGCCGTTCATAAGCACTTGTCGCGACTCTTCCCCACACTGCAGGGCCGGCTTTCACGGTACAATCTTCGAGCAGGTACGCGTTCCCGTCAATCCCGAGCCCGCCAACAACAATTCCGATTTCGTCGTTGTCCGCGTTATCCTTGTCGTCGGATCCGGACGGGTCAACGCCGACCACCACACGTACGAATTCGGGTATGTCATCACCGATCGCGCGCCACATCTCGATGATTTCGTCGGAGAACAATGCTCCGGGGGTCGCATCCGCAAATTCCCCGTCCCGATAACGCTTCCGCATGCGTGCGGACATATTGTTCAGGGTCTCCAGATAATTCGCGGTGAGGTTCTCCGCGTTATCCGTGGGGTTCATCTTGAAGTAGGCGTAGTTCTCCGGGTTGGCCAGCGGTTGCTTGGATTCCGGATCGACCTTTTTGACGAATTCGAGATAGGTCCAATGATTCTTGTTGGGTGGGTTGCAGTCGTAGTAAGCGCGCGGCTGCAGTGGAACCGGTTCCTGCTCCCCTATTTCGACCATCGCAAGCTCTGCGAGACGGGTCAAAGCGGTGTCCTTCGCGCCCTTGGGGATCTGCGAAGATTCATTGAACAGGATCGTCGAGTATTCTTGGCCCAGAATCTTTTCCGTGCGCTCCTTGTCGTCCAACCCGCCGAACCACAATTCGGATCCGTTGGGGAACGTCACATACCAGTCCGTCTTGGACATGGTGTACTGGACATTCGGAAAGCACAACTTCATCACTTTCGGGAACGTCCCGAGAATGATCGACGCCTTCAGGTGGTTGAAACGGAACCGCAGAATGCAGTGGTGGCTGTACGGGGCCTTCAGAGCACGCAGAACGATGTTCCGAACGTGCAAGAAAGTCTTTCCGGAACGGCTTCCGCCGTACAACATGATGTGTGTGGCCGGTCCCGCGATGATTTCAAGCGCTTCTTGCTGTTTTGCGGTGAACTTGAACCCGGTCTCAGACATCTTAGATCCTCATGTCGATGTTGTTTTGTAACACAACGACCATCGGATTCCCGGAATTGTTGCCCGGCGAATTTGCCCCGCCCTTCCCATTGTACAGTCCTGCTGCGACGCCACGCATCTTCTCTGCTTCGAGCGCGGTCTTCAGCTGTCCGCTGGCCTTCCCGAGGTCTCGGATTTCGGCCAACTCCATCATGTGCGAACCCAGGGAGATCAACGACGCATCCGCGACTGCGACCGTCAATTCTTGGATGCGCGCAGAAATCTCCGGACGGGCCAGAAGGACCCGTGCCTTGGCCAGGGGATTCTTGACTTCCTCGCCAAATGTGCCGATGTAGGCCGCACGAAGGTTGCCACCATACTCAATGACGGCAAGGGCGAAGGTGTCCTCTTCAGTCGTGAGGGGCCTGAACTCAGGCTCTTGGGCCTTGACAGCCGGGGCAGGGGACGTAGACACGACTTCGGACACCACGGGTCCTTCTCCGAGGGAGACTTCAATGAGGTCAACCGGCTTCGCGTCCATGACGCGAGTATACCACACCCAGGCCCGCGAGTCAACCGACAGAGACGACGGTCTGCAAGTTACAAAACAAAGAATATCTCGTCCTAAACGGGTCCTTCGGCCTGAGCCCGGAGAATCTTCTCGCGCTTCGGGGGCTCCGGGTGGCATATTACTATATTCGCCCGGCCGGTTGGTACGAATCTTGCTAAGGCAAGCGGCATACCAGGGGATTGGCACGAATCTTGCTAAGGCAAGCGGCATACCAGCCGGGGGGCACGAGTCTTGCTAGGGCAAGCGCCGTGCCAGAAAATTGGTATAAGGCTTGCTATTCGCACAGAGCGTGCCAATGGGCTGGCATGAGTCTTGCTAGGGCAAGCGCCGTGCCAGATGGTCCGTGGGCTGGCGTTGATTCACGTGAAACACCAGGACCCCACTCCACCCACTCCACCCCCTCCAGCCACTCCTATCTCTCTCCAGGGAGGTCCTCCGCGTCTCCCGTCTCCACCCTCCGTCTGTCCCTCTGGAGACACCATCCCCTCCACTCGTTCTGTATATAGGAGTGGGTAGGAGGGGGATGGTGTGTCGAGGGGAGAAGTATGAAGTATTACATAGGAGGGGGAATGGGAGGGGGGTGGAGGGATCCCCCCTCTTAGGGCCATATGAGCTGGCACGCTTCTTGCCGGAGTGAGCGCTCACTCACATCCGGTCCCTCGGTCGGACCTGGAGGGGGATCCCCCCTCCTATATCCCTCCAGGTAGACCCCCTCCTACCCTGGTCACATCCCGTGGCTTACGGCCCACGACCCCCGTGTCCGGCACGCGGCTTGCTAGGATGACATCCTGTGTCATGCTCTGGTGACACTCCGTGTCGGTCCGGATGACATTCCTGGTCGTTCTCCGTGCCTCCCGATAGTCCCCGGCTATCGTCGCCTCCTCGCAAGCGGTCTCTGGGGGTTTGTCCATAGTCCCCAACTATCGTGCGGGACTGGCACGTCCCCTGCTACTTTTTTAGTGTACCCCTCCCCTCATAGCTAATAGGAGCTCACCATGGCCACCACCCGCAAGACCCGCCAACCCGTGAAGGCGCTGAATCAGACCACTGAACAGGTCGCAATCGCTGCCGCTGCCGATAAGGCGCGTAAGACCACCAGCCGTAAGGCGCTTCGCACCGCCACCAAGAAGGCAGATGAACCCGTGGTCGCCCGGCCTGAACCCGTGGTCGTCGACCATTCTGACCAGGATGCCGCGAATGCCCTTCAGACCGCCATCGCCGATGCCGCCACGCTTGGCGTGCCGTTGGAGCAGATGCTTGCCGACATGGGCATTGACGACCAGGGTCGTCCCCTGCAGACCGGTAAGCAGCGCTATGACGGCCCGATGCTTGCCCTGGTTTCTGCACGTAAGCACTATGCCAAGGCCGCGAATGGCATCCTCTGCAATGGCGACCAGCTGGCCACGATCTGCGGCGCCCATTCCCGCGATGAGACGGTCAAGGCCCTGGGGACCCTCCTCTTCTCGAAGGGTCTGACGGCAGCCGTCAATCCTTACCTCAGCCTGAACCCGGGCCAGCAGTCGATGAATCTGCGCAATAAGGCACGCCACGCACTGAAGGCCGGCACGATTACGTTGGCCGATGTTCAGGCTGCGTACGCTGCCTGATTCGGAAGAGGGGGTTGACAGCCCCCTCTTTCCGTGGTCTAATCGAATTTTGATAGTGACGATAGGAGTGAATACCATGGAATCATCCGTCATGAAGCACAATCTGTCCGTGTGCTTCAACACGTACATGCGCGAGCGTGCGAACTGGACCGATGACGAGCGCGACGAGTTCGACATTCAGCTCGATCAGCAGCTCCGTGACTGGGGCATCATTGGGGACTGGGATGTCATCGATTCGATCGGCATGTGCCACGAGCCGGAAGGGCAGGGTGACTATCTGTACATCCAGCTCGAAGATGGTAGCTACGCCAGCTACGTCAAGATCTGGGGCGACGGTGAATATGCGGCAGCGTAATGTGACCCGCATTTATTTCTTCCCGTCAGGCGCCATGCTCGCCATCCCTGACGGGAAGCCACTGCGGCACGGTGCTGCTAGGAGATTGATGTGAGCAAAGACCATCCTGCCATCCGCTTTGACGTAATGCTTGGGGCGTGGAACCCGTTTCGTGTGGCGCAGCGAGTGACGCTGGCTGAGCTGGAGAAGATTGCCGCTACGCGCGGCCTTCGCGTTGTGTGGGCAACGATGCACATGATCGGCAACACCACTGCGGAAGTGACTTTGCGGAAATGACCGCGCCAGCCAAAAAGACCAGAGGCCGCTCGCCTGGCCTTCCTCGGCGGCAAAGGCCCGCCGTGCCGCGCCCTCACACTGAGCTACACGGTAGCCTGGTTGAAAGGGCTCAAAACACACGGGCTGTCATAGGTAAACGCGCAGAAAAGGTTAGAGGACAGTCCTCAAAAACCATTTGGATTGTATGGTCTAAATTTACAGAGCCTAGAGAGCATTACTCTAGAATAGCCAAATCGTACTAGTGCTGGTATGCCGCCTAGACGATGTAGACCCCCACAGATTTCGGTTGTCTCCTCCTACATCTACACGGTGTAGTTCACGCCCACGTAGCAGTGATGTTACGTGGGCTTTCTTTTTGATAAGCGCTGCGCACCGTACGGGAAGACCACCACTGGCAATACGGTGATCTACTACGTAGCAGGGACAGCATGGTCGAGCCTTGGTGTACCGTGGGGGTCTGCTGACGGTGAGACCAGATGCCGAGCGTGTGTAGCGTGTAGGATTGCCCGTGGGTGCTTGGCAAGAGCAGAGCGGGACCGTGCGACCTCCTAGCGCACGGAGTATTGGCACCCACGTTTTTTCTTCGAGGACCCCCACGATGTACCACCCCAAGAGCAAGAACAGCCCTATGGGCAACGGAAGGCCACCCGGTAGCGCCAACAAGATGGCAGCCGAGGCCAGGCGAAAGGCACAAGAAACTGGAGAGCTCCCCCACGAATTCCTCCTCCGCGTGTGTAGAGGAGAAGTGGTGAAGGGATGGGCCTGGGATCCGGTGAAACGATGTGCGGTGGAGGTCTACGAGAGCGCAGACCTCAACACCCGCGTGGATGCCGCCAAGGCCTGCGCATCGTATTTCGCGCCGAAGCTTGGTGCTGTAGAAATCACAAGAGGTGTGATTGGTGGGGCAAATGACGATGAACTCGACCAGCTCATTACGGACCTTGCCGCCCAGGCAGGTATTAATCTGGGCCTTGCAGGAGAGAGCGAAGAGGAAGGAGAGGAGGACAGCGATACAGGCAGCGCAGGAAGCTCAACGCGCAGCCGCGTCCGTGTCCGCAGAGATCCCAGTACCCGCTGAAGTCCCCAGCCTCGTACTTGACCGCAACCATCCGCTCTCGGACCTCTACTACAAGCAGAGCCGCTACAAAATCTACTGGGGCGGGCGTGGATCATCGAAGTCCTGGGGTATCGCTGAGGCTCTGATTCGCAAGGCAGTAGTTCAACCGCTGCGTGTCCTCTGCACGCGGGAGTTTCAGGTATCAATTGCGGATTCCTCCTACAAGCTGCTCGTCGATACTATCGCTCGTCTGGGACTTGAGAAGTGGTTCGACGTAACCAAGACCAGCATCAAGTCGTGGTGTGGTGCCGAGTTCATCTTCAAGGGCCTGCACAGTAACACGCAGGGCATTCGCTCTACTGAAGGCTTGAACATCGTTTGGGTGGAGGAAGCGCAGTCCGTCAGTGAAGCCAGCTGGCGCAGCTTGATTCCCACGATGCGCGTACCTGGCTCCGAGATCTGGGTGTCCTTCAACTTGCTGGACGAGAACGACGCCACCTACCAGCGGTTCGTCGCACGCGAGCGCCACAACGCAATCGTTCACAAAGTCAACTTCGACAGCAATCCTTTCTTCCCGGAGGTCCTCCGTGAGGAGATGGAGAGTGACCGCGAACACGATTACCACCTCTACGAACATATCTGGTTGGGTATGCCGCTGCGCATCTCCAACGAGATCATCCTGAGTGGGAAATACAAGGTCCGCGAGTTCAGCGACGACCTGTGGCGGCAAGCCGAGCGCGTGCACTTTGGGCTGGACTGGGGGTTCTCGCAGGACCCCACAGCCTGCACGCGCTTCTTCCCGTTGGCGAACATGCGCGACGGTAAGAGCCGGCTCTACATCTCGCACGAGGCGTATGCGCGCGGCGTGGAGATTCCCCAGATCAAGCCGTGGTTGGTTGACACAATGCCCGACATCCTGCACTGGCCAATCAAGGCGGACTGCGCGCGACCGGAAACGATCAGCGCAGTTCGTAACGATGGCCTGGCTATCAGCGCTGCCGAGAAATGGGATGGGAGCGTGAAGGACGGTATCGCGCACCTGCGCGCCTACGACGAAATCATCATCCACCCGCGCTGCATCCATACCGCCGAGGAGGCGAGGTTGTGGCGCTACAAGGTGGATCAGAAAACGCTCGACGAGCATGGGCAGCCCACAGTGCTCCCCATCGTCGTGGACAAGCACAATCACTGCTGGGATGCGGTGCGTTACGGCCTGGACGGGCACATCCAGCGCAGTGGCTCATCGGGCCTGTGGTCTCGCCTCGCGGCGTGAAAGGATAGCGATGAGCAAGCCTCGCGCACGTAGTCAAGACATCGCACGCGTGAATGGGCCAGGTGGTCCCGTGTCCACCGTGGACAGTTTCCAGAACCTGGCGCTCAAGTTGGGCATGGGGGCCGACAACACGATGTCGGCGGGCACCTACGGGTTCAACCCCATCACCCGCAACCGCCAGGTTCTGGAGTGGGTGCACCGCGGGGGTTGGTTGGGTGGTCTCGCCGTGGACATCCCAGCCGATGACATGACGCGCAAGGGCATCGAGTACAGCACAGAGATGCCGCCGCAGGACAGCGACAAGCTCGACCGGTGCATGGAAGCGCTGGAGTTCTGGCCAGCCGTCGCGGATGTGATTAGGTGGGGGCGCCTTTACGGCGGTGCCATCGGTGTGATCATGCTCGACGGCCAGGACATGCGCGAGCCGCTGCGAATCAACACCGTGGGGCCCGGGCAGTTCAGGGGCGTCACTGCGCTGGACCGATGGATGGTGGAGCCCAGCATCAACGACCTCGTCGAAGAGATGGGCCCGCACATCGGGCAGCCCCGCTACTACAAGGTCATGGCCAACGCCCCCTGCCTGCGTGGCCAAACCATCCACCACAGCCGCGTTGCCTTCCGAATCCTCGGCAACAAATTGCCTTATCAGCAAGCCCTGGGAGAAAACCTGTGGGGTGCCTCAGTGCTGGAACGTCTGTGGGATCGCCTCATCGCGTTCGACAGTGCCTCCACCGGGGCCGCGCAGCTGGTCTACAAGAGCTACCTCCGCACGCTGAAGGTCAAGGGCTTGCGCGAGGTGGTGGCTATGGGGGGCAAGCCGCTAGAGGGTTTGGTGGCCTACACTGACATGATGCGCCGCTACCAGAGCAACGAGGGGATAAGCCTCGTGGACGGTGAGGATGAGTTCGACGTGCAGCAGCTCTCCGCGATGAGTGGAGTCAGCGACGTCCTGACCGACCTCGGCCAGCAACTCAGCGGCGCCCTGCAGATCCCGCTGGTGCGCCTCTTCGGCCAATCCCCCACGGGGTTGAACAGCAGTGGTGAGAGCGACCTGCGCACCTACTACGACGGGATCGCGCTCAAGCAGGCACGCGAGCTCCGCACAGGCACGCA